TCGTGGGGCAGCCGATACCTTTTCAAAAACACAAGTAGCAAACCTAGAAGCCCTTGTATCCGCGGCTAGTCGCTACGGCAAAGAACAAGAATTAATACTAACTATCTCAGAAGCCTTGGGGGCAGACAGAAGTCAGTGGGCTGAAAAGATTGCAAAAGATGGCCCTAAAGCTGCAGAGGGTTTAAAGAAGATTCAACCAGTATTGGAAAAAATTGTAGCAAGCTATGGTAATGCTGATGACGCCAGTAAAAAGTTTGACAACACTCTAAAAGAATTAAAAGTAGAGCAGCAAAACCTAATTACCTCTCTACAGGATCAAACGCCCGCAGGAAAATTTGCCGGTAAATTATTACAGTTTGCTATAGATTTTAAAGGGGCTCTTGGCGAGAGCGAGGTAGGGCTAAGCCGCTTAAACAGTCTGTTAAGTGATCAAAAGAATTTAGGCATATTTAGTCCCGACGTTGCTCGTGGTCTAATGGAAATGACTGCTGAAGTACAAAGACTTGAAGGGGCAAATAAAGCTGTTAATACAGCTCTTAACGATCAAAAAAATAAACTACTTGAACTTCAAAAAGAACAAGCATTAATAGAAGCCAAAAATGCTTCAACATCGATATCTCCAGAAGAAATCACTGCATACGCTGCCGTGTCGACAAAGTTAGTACCACAAATTCAAGCTCTTCAAGGTTCCATTGCAAAGCTAGAGGCAGAAAGAACTGCCCTTAGACAAGAGCAAGAAAAACTTTTAGCAGACCCTAGAATTGCAAAAGCCATATCAAGCAGCATCGTCAAAAGCGTAGATTATATGACCCGAGAAGTGGATCTGGCTTTTAAAAAGGCGGCCTTGAATGTGCGTCAGAGTGCTTTAAGTGGGTTAGCAGGTCAAGGGATTCCAGGAGTCGCAGAAGCCCAGTTTAGATTGGACATGGAGTCCATCAATATCCAGCGAGAAGCCAATAACATACTGGAAGATATTGCACGAACCAACTCACTTAGCTTGGCAATACAAACAGAAACTCTTGCGGCTACACAAGCATCAAAAATAGAAAGAAGATATCCTGGAGAATTTAAAACAGAATTTCAACTGATTGCACAAGAGTTCACTAAAACAATAACCAGCAATAGAGGCCAGCAGGGCTTAATAAAAAGAATAGAGGACTACTTGCCACAGGCTAGTCCAACCGAACAAGCCTCTTTACAGTCCCTGTTAGGAGAATTATTAAGAACTAGAAAAACTCAAGCTAAAAGTGCGGAGCTTGGTGGCCAAGAAGAAACAGCAAAATTAACTTTCCGGTTAAACAAGCTACAACAAGAATCAAACATAAAAACAAAAAACTTAATGTTGGAAGGCTCTTCTTTGCAAAATCAGCTAGAAGTCTTAAATATCGCTGAACAGACCAGACCTTATTTAACAGAAGAACAAGCCCTAAGAAAAGTTAAACTGCTTGATCAAAAAGCTGAACTAGATCTTCAAACCAAGCTGGAAAAAATAAGATTAGAAGCAGCCACCAGAGAACAACGTCTTCGCACTTCAAAAGAGTGGACTGACGAAACAGCTGCTGCACTACAACAAGAAGTAAGTAAAGAAAGAGCTAACGCAATACAAGAGCGGTCTAATACTCTGATAAGAAATGGTGAGGGATTATTTAGAGACCTAAACAAGCAATCAGAGTATAACTTGGGAATTTTGAACAAAAAGATAGATCTAGAACGTCAGATCCTTGATATCACAGAAAACAGATTGCAGTTGGAAAGATCTACAGCCCTAGAGTTTGCTGAGCTGGAGTTTGAATTCAAAGAAAAAACAGTTTTAATGACAGAGCGTCAGCAAAAAGAAGAACGTCGTAGGTTAGAAGTATTAAAATTAAATGCTAGTATTGAGGATAAACGCCAACAAGCTGTAAAAGAGTATAACGCTAAGCTCTTAGAAATAGGTAAAAATAGCACAGCAGAAGGATATGACCCTCTAGCTATGGATGCGGCTAGAGCGGCTGACCAAGCACTAGAGTCTAAGCTTAGACTGTTAGGTCTAGAGCGCGACAAAAAGTTGGAAATAATCAACATAAATGATGACATACTCAAGGATCAGTTGGCTTTGCGAGATATCTACGAAAACAGCTTTAAGAGCATGGGCGATTCCATTGTAGAATTTGTCAAAACAGGAAAACTGAACTTTGGCAGTTTAATCAACGACATGTTGGCTCAGATTGCACGGCTCTACACAAACAGAATTTTTACCAACCTGTTTGACAAAGTCTTGCCAATGTTGCCAGGCTTGGGCGGCTTTAGCGGTAGTAGTGTGGGATTTGGTATTCCAAGCGGAGTACCTATGGCAAAAGGCGGCGCCTTCGACAACGGCATACGCAAGTATGCCAAAGGCGGCACTTTCACCAACTCCATAGTCGACCAACCCACCATGTTCCGTTTCGCCAAGGGCACCGGTATGATGGGTGAAGCCGGCCCTGAGGCGATCATGCCGCTCAAACGTGACAGTAGCGGCAATTTGGGTGTTAGAGTCTCCGGTTTACTGGGTGAAACCGGTCCTGAAGCGATCATGCCCCTGAAGCGGGACCCACAAGGCAATCTAGGTGTTATGGCCCCACAAGGGTTCAGCGTAGAAATGGCCAAAGGCAGTACAAGTGAAATCACTAAGTACGCCAATGGAGGCGTGTTCACTGCTACACAAGTACCGCCTACAAGTGAAATCACTAAGTATGCCAATGGAGGTGTGTTCACTGCTACACAAGTACCGCATACAAGTGAAATCACTAAGTATGCCAAAGGCGGAACCTTCACCAACTCTATTGTTGACAGTCCTACTCTATTCAAGTTCGCCAAGGGCACCGGTATGATGGGTGAAGCCGGCCCTGAGGCGATCATGCCGCTCAAACGGGATTCACAGGGCAACCTAGGCGTACGCGGAGGGGGCGGTGGGTCCGTAGAAGTAGTTGTCAACAACTATAGCCAGGAAAAGGCCACAGCTCGTGAAACCACAGACAGTCGAGGAAATCGCCGAGTAGAAGTAATCGTAGGAGAAGCCGCAGCAGGAGAATTTGCCCGAACAGGCAGCCCTGCTCAAAACACCCTGAAGAGCACCTATGGTTTAACACCAAGTTTAATAAGGAGATAAACCATGGCCTATAATCACTTCTGGCCCGCAGGCTTACCACAGAGCCCTCAAAAAGGATTCAGTGAAAGCGGCGGCTCAAAAGTCCTGCGAACTTCAATGGATTCTGGCATGAGCAAGATGCGAAGAAGAGGGCTGCAACCCAGCCTTCTTTCGCTGTCTTTTATCATGACAAACACTCAAGTAACCGTTTTTGAAAACTTTTTTAGGGACGATATCAAGGGCGTGGCTCGTTTTGGCTTTACACACCCTCGCACAGGTTCAATAGTAGAAGTCAGAATAGTGCCTCAAGGCGATTATCCTTACAATCTGACGTACCTTGCTCCAGGTTACTGGACTCTTTCAATTCAACTAGAAGTATTGCCATGACAAGATTATCCTCAATGTCTCCTGCAGCACTGCGTGCTGTGTTTTCCCCAGAATCAGACGCAGATCTAATAATACTCTTGACTATTTACAATCCACAAAACCATAGTCAGGTATTGTATAGAATAGCTGACGGATACGTTGAGGATCCAACCGACCCTACAAAAGCATTGAGGCTGGGCGACCCCACAGCTGAGCAAGTGGTTTATGGTGTTGTGAGTCGTACCCACGAGTACACATTTTTACCAGTAGAGATAACACTGCCCAACGAAGACGACAGTCAGTCTCCTCGTTGCAGTGTTACCTTTCACGACGTATCACGTTTTTTAATACCTTTTGTAAGGACTCAATTGACTGGACCAGCACCTGTGTTGTTGGAACTGGTGTTGAGTTCTCAACCCGACACTGTAGAAGCCAGTTTTAGTGGCTTTATGCTCACCAGCGTTACCTATAACGCCACAACAGTGAGCGGAGACTTAACCACCGTCAACTACGACCGTGAGCCGTTTCCACAACACACCTTCAGCCCCCTATATTTTCCAGGATTATTCTGATGTGGTATAACAAATACATAGACATTCCGTATGTAGACCGTGGCCGTGACAGTAGTGGACTAGACTGCTGGGGATTGGTGCGCCTAGTCTACAGTGACCACTACAACATAGAGTTGCCCAGTTTTTATCACTCTTACAACACAGTCAAAGACATACACCGTACCAGTGAAGTCATTGCTGTCCACAAGGAGCAATGGACAGGGTTAGAGGTTCCAGAAGTGGGTTGTGTTGTATTGTTCAGAATAATGGGACATGATACACACGTAGGCGTGTACATTGGAGACAACAAATTTTTACACATCAGACCAGGCACTAACTCTGCTATAGAGAGCTTAGACAGTGTACACTGGAATAAGCGAATTTCTGGTTACTACAAGTATAACTTGGGCTTCAAGGAATTAACTGATCTTGTTGCAACACCACACCCACTAAAAACACAAAAAGTAAAATTAAACATAGAAGTAGGTACAACTCTACAACAGTTGAACCAATTACTACAAGACAAGTATACCCCCAACAGCAGTTTAATAAAAGATTGTGTGTTTTTAATCAATGGAGGTGTTGTAGATAAAGAACGTTGGACTACTACAACAATACAGGTAGGCGATACTGTAGAGTACAGAGCAGTTCCTCGAGACGGAGACACTTTTAGACTTTTTGCATTTATAGCACTGGCAGCTTTTGCAGGGCCGCTTGCTGGTAGCCTAACAACAGCAAGCGGAGCCCTGGCAACCAGCTTGGGTGTAACCTCTGTTACAGGATTGGCTGTTCTTAAAGGTGCAGTAACAGCAGGCATAATGTTGGTAGGCAGTGCACTAATCAACGCCATTGCGCCAATTCGCCCGCCGGCAGACGGGCCCACGCCTGCAGAAAGTCGTCAGCAGCTCTTTATCAGTGGCGCCACAAACTCTCCACAACAGTACGGTTCTATACCTGTTGTGTTGGGTAAGATGAAGGTTACTCCTCCACTGGGTGCCCAAAATCATGTACGCTTTAGTGGTGATCAAAACATTTCCTCATACGACGGATTTGGAACCAGCAGTGCGGGTGTAAGTGGTCGCGATACCTATGTAGACATGTTGTTGATCTGGGGTTATGGACCACTAGACATTGACCTAACAACACTCAAAATAGGTCAAGTGCAGGTCTACAAAGACAACACGCTTACTTCCAGCAATTTTGATAACCTAGTACAGGTAACATTAGACAGAAAAACAGAACCTAGCTCAAGTGCATTGAACAGTTTTAATGCCATTTACGGCAGCGATGTACAGGGAACCTTTCCAAACCTGCCCTTGAGTTACAGTGGACTGCCTCCTGTAGGCTCTAATATCTGGACCCCGGTTCCACGCCCAACAGGTGATACTGGTTGGGTAGAGGCTGGTTTTTCGCAGCCCACAGACAAAGTGAGTATTAGCATCAGTTTTCCACAGGGGTTGAGGAGTGTTGTTACTAAAGGCAGTAAGGCAGGAACAGAGTATGCGGCCCCTGTTGGAGTCGAAATTCAGTACAGATATGACAGTAGTGGTACTTGGTCCAGTTGGTTGAGCGACAACGGTTGGGGACACTTTACAATTGGTGGCCAAGTCCAGGCCAGTACTGGTACGTATGTTGTAACTAAAGAAAGCTGGGATTCTGAAGGCTTTATGTCATATTACCAAGAAACAGTAACACAGAACGTCAATACAATAATTAGCGGAGGTCCTATAGCGGACGCTTTTACCTGGACAATTACACGCAACAGGTCATGGCCACCTTCTGCTAACCTGCAGGTTAGAGTCCGTCGTACTACTGGTGACGAAACAGAGCCCAATGATAGCTATCGCTATAGTCACCAAGCAGTGTTGCAAACAGTTACAAGCTACAGCAACACCAATCCTGCTGTTGACCCACCACTTTCAAAGCTAGCAAAAACTGCACTTACCTTAAAAGCAACTGACGAAATCAGTGGGCAAGTAGATGGTATCAATGCAGTAGTACAAACAGTGTGCTTGGACTGGGACCAGCCCTCCAGCACTTGGGTGACGAGAGTCACAAGTAACCCCGCCTCACTGTTTCGGTATGTATTACAACATCCTGCAAACGCACAGCCAGTTTCAGACAGCCAGATAAATCTACTACAGCTACAGGCCTGGCATAACTATTGCAATACTATCAGAACTGTAAATTATAATGGTGGATCATATAGCACAACCCTACAGTACAACAGCATACTGGCGGGAAGTCCACGAAGTGTGTTAGAAGTGTTGAGGGACATTTGTGCGGCGGGCAGAGCAAGTCCTACCCTGTTAGACGGCAAATGGTCTGTAGTAATAGACCAACCAAAAACAGAAATCACTCAACATTTTTCACCACACAACAGCTGGGGTTTTGAAGGCACAAAACTGTTGCCAAAAATGCCACAGGCCTTAAAAGTAGAGTTTTTTGATAGGTCCGACGACTACAAGCAAAAACAAGTAATTGTAGCCTATGAGGGCGTAAATCCACAAACTGCACAATTACTGGAGAGTATCCAACTGCCAGGCGTTACCAGCATTG